ATGGCAGAATTATTTAGATAAAAATAATCCCGCCTAATTACAAAGTATTAAGCCGGATTTATTATTAAAATTAAATTTTAAGAAACAGGAATACCAGTAGTGGCTTTTTTAGTTACCATTACCGTTAAATCACTGATCCATGTGCTAGGCGTCCAGTTATTGATTGCGCTTGATTGCACTTCAAAGGTCAAGGTCACAGCACCCTTACCCGCTGGCATATCAATAACACCTGAGTAAAGACCAGTATTACCGCCATACGCCCTATTATACAACTCTGACCCATTCTTACGAACAATAAGGCGACAGGTGTCGTAAAACGTATTATTGTTCGACCCTTCACGCGCTCGCAATCCACCAAAACTAACAGCCGGAATAACGATTTGACGATCGAACTTGTGATCATCTTCAACGCGAACAGTGACCGTACCCTGTGGATAACCAGCATAACCATTATCAACGTTAACATCACGATGCGGGAACTTACGTCCAATCACCTTAACGAAATCACCCTTAACCTGAGTAGCTTCAAGCATACCCTTAATAACACAGCTAGAGTTAATCGTGACGTTGTTCAGAGTACCAGAATCGGCAGTGATATTACCTTTAACGGTTGCATTCATGAACGTAGCGGACCCGTTCTTGTTGATATGCCATCCGGTCGATCCGTTCCAGTTGGAAGACTGGATATAGTTACCGATTTTAGCGTTATCAATTGCACCGTTTACGATCTTCGCGTTAGTGATTGCCCCGTCCTGAATCTTCGCGCTGTTAATTGCAGCATTGCCGATTTTAGCCGTGGTAATCGCCGCATCATTAATCTGGGCTGTACCAATTGCAGCATTACGAATCATCGCATTATCGAGATAAACCTTGTTACCTTCGATACCAAACGGGCATACTTCCGATCCGTTCTGTGGAGCTACCGCGATTTTATCAGCATTAAAGATGATTCTCGTCGGTTGCGCCGGATCGTTGGTTGCGCTCATGTGAATACCAGCCACGCGACCATCTGCATTAACTGCCAGATTATATTTGCTGTTAATGGTTCCTTTCAAAGCATCGATTTTTACATCTGCTTCCTGATTCACGCCAGCAATCTTGCCATCCATTTCTACCCGAACTTGATCAATCTTGCTTGCGCTTGCTGCCTCACTGGTAGCAATTGCTTGTTTCAGGGTAGTAGCAGATGCGCTGACTTCGGATTTAATATCGCCTTTCAGTTCAGCTTTAACCTGATCAATCTTAGTGGAGCTAGCTTGCTCGCTGGTAGCAATCAGACTCTTTAAGGTATTGGCTGAGGCTTGGACCGTCTGCCCTGTTTCGGTAGTGATTTGCTTATGCATTGCATCAATTTTAGCATCGGCATTAGCGCCAGCTTGAGCAATAGCATCCGCGATAGTTTCATCTAAGCGGTCTTGTAAACCAATCAGGTCTTCCAGTGCTTCTTTGTCCTGATCGTCCCAGCTAATGGTAGATTTCATTTGCATGAAATACGGTTCAGACCAAACAGCATCATCCATACCGAAAATATCGTAGTGAGCACCACGGATATAATAATCACCGTCTGCCAAATCAAAGGAAGTATGGCTAACACTATTCGTGCTTACCGCCCTTGCATCGGAGAAAGTGTTATCGGTTGCATACTGGATGATTGACCCTGCATAGTCATGTTCTACGTCATCCGCCCAGCTAACAAACGCAGTATTAAAGCCACCACGCGCACTAAAACCTTTCATTGGCTTATGTTGTGGGTTGATAGCCACTAAACGCGCTGGGGCGCTCTCTGAGTTGTTATAGCCCTTAGCCGATACTTCTACCGTCAGTTGACGCGAAAGGCCGTTAAACTGGTTCATGTCAAGCGTATAAGTCCATGATTCAGGATCGCGGGTACGGTACTGAATAGACTTACCAGCCTTGTTAGTCACCTTGATAATGTATGCTTCAAACAGGTCACTAAACTTGTTAGTTTCACCGTTGATCTCAACATCTAATTGTTGCTGGTTTTCCCATTCGATAATCAGATCATTACCTTCGAAAGTTCCTGGCGTGCTACCCTGATTTTTGATTCGAATAACCGGAGTCGGCAATTCATAGGTAACGGTAGGATTCTGGTTAACCAGTTCTACCCAATCGGATCGCGCGATGATACCGAAAGCACAAACTCGGTAATCGTAGGAACGATCTTTTGCCAGTGCATTGACACTGAAAATTTGCTGTGAAGTCTGTCCCAGCTTAATCCAGTTAGGCGATCCGCTTACACGGTAATCAATCTGGAAACCATAACGGTTAAAATCTTCCGGTGCATCCCATGTCAAAGTAACGTTTTTACCGTAAATCGTCTCACCAGTTGCCTTAATCCTGAAATTAGTAGGCTTCTGTACTGTCATTGAATCCGGTAAACCACTTGGTCGGTTATCTGGGTTAGCCGCATAGTTCAGGTCAGTATAAACCTGAGAATTATATTCTGTGGCGGTGATAGTCATCATCCCAGCAATACCAGAATCAATCGAGCGATCAATTGCAGTAATACGCCATAAGGAATTATTCAGCTTCAATTCATCATAGGTTACGCTGATAACGTCCCAAACTTCGGCAGTGAATGCGTCAGTAGTCATAAAGCTGATAACCTGAGTGATACGAGATTTATTTCGCTCAATGCTCGCGAGTTTATCAATCTGATCTTTAGACTTAACAAAACGATATTCTACATCCTTAGCAATAATTCGACCATCTGCGCGAACAGTAGCATCGTTTTCAGCATCAGCCGGATAACGTAGCATTTGCTCTGAATAGTCAATTGATGGTTCTTGATACATCGCGTTAATGGTATTGAAATAACCGTTAGTGCCACCTGTTTTCAGTGATACTTTCCCCATCATAATATTGTCTTCATTGAATGTATGCTTAACAATATCAGGAGCATCCAGTTTCAGCGTAATACGTCCAAAGGATTCGAACATCACCCCGCCGAAAGTCTGCATAAGATTAGTCAAGTTCTCTTTAAAGCTGGCGTTCGGATCACATGCACCGTTTGAATGTAGATCCATCTGGCGTACTTGTTTACGTACTTTCAGGAATGAATCAACGTTGATGTTTTCAATTGGTACGGATAAGCCATATTTTTCATTTGTTAGGTAGTGGAAAATCTGATCCACGCCGTTAGTGCTAGCCTCAATAGCATTGGTTTCAAGGTTACGAATCTTTAACCCGCAAACGTCTACTGCTACCTGGCTATTTGGCTGGAGAATATCAACCCCAGCAGCAAGAGATTTGTCATCACGACGTAACACAATACACATGGTCGCAATGCCGTTACCCTTGAAAGCGTCGGTCCAGTCTGAGCCTAAATGACGTTTTGCCAGCGACAAAGCGGTGTTAGGATTCTTGCCCGTGCGGAACTCGACTTCTAATACTTTACGATATTCTTCTTTAATGTTGCCCTTATCGAGAATACCATCACGGATCGTCATGTTCTTACCAACAAGAACATTTTTGTTATCGATAAACAGTGCTTTGTAATGGTCGATTTCACCCTCGGCTACAGAGAAGATTTGCACTAGCTTATTGTTTTCTTGCTTAGAAACTGCTTTGTAAACACAGTTTGTGCCAGTGCGGGTAGTACCGAAAACGACTGGTATCACCGCTTTCGGATCGTTTGATGTTCCTAGTGTCACCGCATTATCTGGGCTTTGTACTTTAGGTGTTTTTGGTGCGCCTACAGTGGAAGCGATCAAGGTCATTGCACCAGCAGCCATACCGATAGCGACTGCGGTCATAACAGAAAATGTTGCAGCAGCAGCCATCCCAGCAGACGCACCAGCAATAACCGCGCCTACTAATATTTCAAATCCCATTATTCACCCCCGAATCTATAAACTTGTTCATAGTCAATGTCTGAAACAGGAATGGTCATCCAGATACCATCTTCTTCAACGAGGCCATAACCGGAATAATGAGGAACTACGGAATAATAATTACGGTTTCCTAATTTGTGGGCTGTGACCAGTAAGTCGCCGTCCTGTAAATCATCAGTGACTAATTTGAAATGTTTCTTAATTGGTTGAAGGATATTTGAATACCCGCTTAATTCTTTGCAGATTTTCAAACCTTCTTCTTTAGTTGAATATTTTTTATAAAGAGAATTATATAGGTCAGTACCAGCGAGAATATCGATGATCTTACATGCAATGAGATTGCAATCATTCTCGCCTTGAACGAACTCCTGACCTATTAAAGAATTGATGTAATCGGTGATAAGCCTAGTTTTTAGCATGTTGAATACCTCCATGCTGTTATTTACTAGGCTTAGGGAGAAGGGATTATTTCTTCGATGAATGCCACTTGCTTTCGCTATTCCACTTCCCGGCACGGGAGAAGAATAGATCGTTCTCGTTTCCAACATAGGATCGGTGGATACCATCGGAGGCATGACTACGGGCGTTTTTATCTAGAACTTCCCAGATACTATTAAGCTGAAATTCTGATTCGTTTTTACACTCATCATCTTCATGTTCGATGTTAATCCCGATGGAATCGACTACCCCACGGAAAACAGGGTAAGTGGTTTCAACCTTGCCCGTGTTGGGATTCAGGAAAACCATCTCGATTTTCACATCAGATTTATCGAATTGCTTGTTACGAATGAGAGTAATGTATTCTTCGCGAACGTTAGAAACAGTTACGTTGATCCCGTTGTTGTTGATCTCCTTCTCTTCGGTATTCGATGAGATTTGAAGAAAGTCACCCGTTGCGAGATATGTAAAACCGTTATAGTCCAAATCGAAATACCCATCTGTAAGCCGTAGAACGTCCCCTGACGCGGTAATCACTTCGATAATGTGAAACATCGATCCAGTGGAAAAAAGTTGCGGTAGAGTCAATCTAGACACATTCTGACCTGTCTGGTCGTTGTATACCTCGATGAAGTCCAGATTAGTGCATAGTTTGCTGAATGATTCCTGAATAGTTGCCATTATACATTCTCCACTAATTCAAATTTCATCTTGCCAATCTGGGCGATCTTCCAATCGATATTTTCAGTTTTGAGAACAAATTCACCTTCTACGTTTTGATACTTGATCACCTCACCCGCCAGGACGTTCTGACGCAAGTTAGGGAAGAGTTTCATTTCACCACCTGATTTCACGTCTTCGGTGATCGTGTAGATTTTCTTGTGGTTCTCAAACTGGATGATAGTTCCCGCTTTCAGTGTTCCGGTGAAGTTGGAGAGTCTTACCTTACGCCCACCGCGAGCAGTACCAGCAGCAGCCGTAACCATCTGGCGTACATCACCTGTATATTTTGAAAAGTAAGACAGTGGCACACTAAAAGGACGACCAAAAAGGTGACGTGCTACAAATTCTTTTACTTCGTTAATATCCTGAGCCATGAAATTAGCTGTAAATTCTGCTTCATAAAAATGAATGCCAGTAAAGCGACGCTGGAACTTACCAGAAATAGATTGCGCCTTAAAGAAAGGCTGTTTTGATTTAAGAGTAAAATCTGTGATTTTAATATTCTTGGATTTGAACATAGAAAAAGCCCCCATAGTTTTATGATTATTTATCACTATGAGGGCTTTTAATTACATCTTACGGCGCTGTGCGTCTTCTACCGCCTGAGCAACTAACTTAGCATGACGTTTGATAGCATCCATAACCATCTTGTCTGAGCTATTAACGTTGCCGTTAATGTTCAAAGGCGCATTAACTTCAATCGGCTGAGAGTTACCACCGCCTGATTTTTGAGCAGATAAGAAGTCTTTCAAATCACCGTTAGTACGCTGATCAACTACTCGTTCACCCTTATCAAGCAACCATGTACCCTCACGAGGGATATTATCGATACCATCATGAGCCATACCGCTAACGTTAGTCGATTTGATGTTTGCGATGTTCCCCATGTTCTGAGAAACAGCCAATGCAGCAGCCGCGATTTTTTGACCTGTGGTTACGTTGGTCGGATCGTTCCATGCATCGGTAGCAGCCGTCCACATGTTCACCGTCGCTTGTCCAATGGAGAATGCCTTATGAGCATTGAAAGCCATCTGCATAGCCTTTGTGTTTTCCTGCCCGAAGAGAGTCATTGCAGCAGCAAAACCGCCGTACATATCATCGGCTATTGACTGACGAGCATCAGCGTATTTCTTCTCAATTGCAGCCATCCGTTTTTGATGGTTTTCATTGAGTTTTTCTAATGCTTCCATCCGTTTAGCCGGAACGGTGATCCCATCAATCTTGAGTTTATCGGTTTTATAATCTTGTTCGGCTTCCGATTTCTCTTTATCGATTGCATTAAATTTAGCAAACGGATTATTTGAGTCTTGATAATCAAATCCACTGGTTAATTGATTGGATTTAAAACCATCCATTCCCTGTAAATGACTATCAATCTGAGAATAGTTTTGCTCGGTATCATTCACACGACGCATATATTCTTCGTAGGAGATAGCTTTACCATCAAGTAACCGTTTATGGCTTTCTAGCTCGTTGTCCCTGATTTGTTGCAAAACTGTTAAGGCATTCAGAGCATCAATCGGATCAGCACCCAACATCATTTTATAGATGTTTTCTGCGTTCTGATCTAACAGTTGCTGACGTTTAGCGGCTGCGTCTTGCTGAGAGATTAAGCCCATATCTAAAGCAGTGTCTAAATCTTTCAAGCTGGCTTCTAACTGCTTGTTTTGAGAAGCAATAGACGCGGCTGTCTGTCCTTGCAATTTAACATCAAGAGCATTCAGTCGCTTGATTGCATCCTCGCGTGCTTTCTGTGCTTTTTCTGCGGCTTCCTTAGCCTTTTTAGCTGCCTCTTCCGCTTTCTTCTTGGCTTCTTCTTGTTCTTTTTTCGATGGTCCGGTGACGCCTCCACCTTGACCCGTTGGGGTAAATCCGGTATCCGATTTATTTCCAGTGATAGTAATTACCGGATCACCGTTTTTATCACGGGTAACGCCTTCACTATCCACCCAACGATCAGGATAATTTGGTTTATTGTTGAAGCTGGCTTGTCCACCCGCTAGACCAGTAGAACTATAACCATGCTTGTTAATAAAACCACCGTTAGCCATAGCCATATTCTGGCGAGCTTTTTCAAACCTTTCATTAAAAGTCTTTAATGCGTTGAATAAAGCGGTCTTTTCCCAATCTTTATCAAACCAGTTGTAAAGATTATTCATCCCTTCAACAACTGGATTTAGTGCATTTGCAGCCATACCCTTTAAGTTATCGGTAAGGGTATCCATATTTTTAGAGAATTTATTATATTCTTCGGCTGTGTCATTGGTGATTTTAACAGTTTGCTGATTAATGGCGTTTACAGCTTCCTGATAAGATCCGTATTTCTGCAATTCATCAGCCATATGACTTGAATCACTGGCTAACGATTCCATCATAAACTTAACATCAGCGATAGACGCACCAGCCTTGCGCATATCATAGAAGACCTTGATCGCCGCTTTCATCCCGCCTTGTGGATCGTTCATAAACTCGGCATAATCTTTAATCTTCAAACCTACACTTTCTAGGTCGTCTTCAATACCGCCACCGTTACGCCATGCATCAGCCAGCTTATCTAAGGTGTCTTTGTTAATATCACCAAATTTCTCAACGGTTAAGCCAGTACCGGAGAATTGCTTCTCTAATTTCTGGAGTGTTTCGACGGTTAAACCAGTTGCTTTTGAAACTTCGCTGTATTCCTTTACATAATCACCGATGGCATTTGCAGCAGAAATAGCGCCAGCAGCCAAACCAACAAAACCACCAGCAGCCAAAGCAAGCGATCCACCAGTTCCGCGAAGGGTTCCACTTAAACTAGATAAACCACCAGACAAATCAAGATTCATTGCCCTTTCTGAAAGGTTATCAAGCATCTCTATCGCCTGATTGGTACTTCTCCTTAGACCGTCATTATCTCCTTCTATTGTTACTATATGTCTTGTCATAAATTACCCCAATTGTCCGCTCTTGAGCTTTTGTAATAATGAAGCGTCGAAAAAACTATCAACCAAAGCAGCGTTACGTTCTTCCTCTTTCTTACGAGCAATTTCTTTTATTTCTTCTTGCGTTTTAAATTGCTTGTCGTCCTTAATCATTCGGAATTGGTTAACATTGATTTTATTCAACCATTCACGAGTCATGTTAGGAGATGTAACGTGCATGTAATACATCGACTGTGCATGTCGCGCATCTTGAAACAGGGGGCTTTGTGGTTCAAGATATGTATCGAATATATGCAACGCCCAAAATAGCGTAATTGGCATATTATCCATCTCATCTTTACTCAAGCCCCGACGCATCATTTGCCGAAAATAAAAATTCAAGAGCGGGTTTACTTTACCTCGTTTTCAATTACCGCCGCATCTTTCATCAATGATGCTTGAGCAACTAAGCCGATTAATTCGCTGCGGACGCTAGTATACAATGCCTTAACTTGTTCAATAGATTCAAATACTGGCTTACCGTCTTCATCTTCAATACAACGAAGAATAGAGCGTTCATCACGGTCTTTTTTATCGGTATTGAAAACATGTTCATTAAATTCTTGTACCGACATAGGGCGAGCATAGAACGTAAATCCGCCGAGGGTTAAAGATTCACGTTTCGGAGAAAGAGCTTTTAACATTTCATTCAGATTCATTCTTGTTTCCTCTTAAGTTAATTAGATATGTTTATTTAGAATTTAAGAGATTTTCAAAGTCTGCTTAGTGCCAGTCTTCTTAATGTTATTGAGGAAAGCTGCCGGAGGATTGCTTAACCAATAGTAATGAAAACCACTTTGCATACTGTTATAAGGAACAGTGACAGCAGCACCACCCAAATTAACGGTTATATTCCCCGCTCTACCGTTCTGGAGATATACAGCCATAGTAGGAGTACCACCATTGAATTGACCAACGATAACGCCAATCAGACGGCCTACGCCCACGTTTTCGGGGTTCTCCATAGTTCCTTTACTGCGCATATCAGTTACAGGATAGTTTGAAGCAGTTACACCCCAATTATTACCCAATGACGTAGACCACGCAGCAGTAGCTACAACCGTATCCATACCACGACCAGCCATTGCCGACATATTACGCGGAGCCGGAACTTTTAAAGCTGTTAATGCTTCTTTCATCCATCGCTTACCCGTCACTGATACAGCCGATGACCCGATCCAGCCGGGAACTTTAACGACATTTGCCATTTTGATTACTCCAATAAAAAAGCCCCACCATTAAGGCAGGGCTTATAATTAATCTTTAGCCTTGCGGCTTCGTTTAGCTGTGGCTTTCGCCGTAACTTCTTCTACTTCTGGAATCACTACCGCTTCATGTTCCGGCTGTGGTTCAGGTTCCGGTAAAGGAAGTTCTTCGTTAGTTCATCCGGCAGTGTTGAAGATTTCCTGTTTCAGCGGAGCACCATCAACAGCAAAGGTAAATTCTTTAGTTACCACTTCTTCATCGCCACCGTTCATAGCAACTTTAGAAATAAAGCCGTTGAAAGCGGTGCGAATACCAGTCTGTTTTGCTGCGTCAACATAGTATTCAATTTTAATCTGAATACGGGTTCCATCTTCGGCAGCCTTAATAAGACGCTCATGCACGGTATCCCCGGGAATATAATTAACGGTCAGAGTCAGATCAGGAACGTTCAGTTTACCTACCAGCTTGCGGTTATACTGAGAAGAGAAGGATTTAACTTCTACAGTACCGCGCTCGATACCAGTTTCAGGGAAACCAGCACACTCTTTAATTTCTTCATAGCTTTCATGATCGAGAGCGGTGTTAGTGGTATCGGCGTGATAGAACATACTTACCAGACCACCAGTAAAAATATCTTTGAATTGTTGAGACATATAATTACCCCTTAATTAAATTTGTTATAACGGGGGAACTAGTCCCCCGACTTTTATTATTTAGTTGCTTTCAGTTCGGCAATCTCTTTATGTAATGCTTCGATCTGCGCTTTATATTTGGCGTCCATTTCCTGCATAGCTTTGATGATTAAAGCATTGACAGCAGAGTTAGAAATAGTCTTGATTGCTTCTGGATGTTCTGGATCTTCGGTAGATTGAATACCTACTGCTTCCGGCAATACTTTTTCCAGATCCTGAGCAATAATACCTACTTCGCGTTTAATTACCGTGTCATCAGAAAGAGATTTAACTTTATCGTAGGTGTATACTTTCAGGGAGTTTACTTTCTCTAATGCACCGTCCTGTAATTCTTCCTTGTTAATTTTCAGACGAGAGTCAGAGCGAATGTAAACATCGTTAAAGCTACCGTTACGACCTGCCGTCATGTCACCGGATGCGTTAAAGTCAAAGACGGCATCATGAACATGGAGACGAACAAGAGCGTTACCGATAGTACCGCTAGGAACGTGTACACCCATTGCGGCGATATGATATTTACCTTGATGGGTTGCTTTCCAGATGTTATGAGCGGAATCGGTTGATTGCTGGCAGTCGACCTGAATACCGGAAGCACGATCACGCCAGCTAGCCCAACTACCACCAGCAACGCTACCACGAATAAGACCATTACCGCCACCGGATACAGTGCCCGTTTCAAGGTGAATCATCTTACCGCCGAATTTCCAGACTTCGGCTTGTTTCTCACCGCGCATACGCATAACACCAGCATCATCGCAGTACAACAGACCCAACTCTAAGCCGTTTGGATCTCTAAACCATAAATGCTTGTTACCAGTGCGCTTAAACTCAATATCAGCACCATTCAGGGTGATATTGCCTCCAGTGTGGATTGCTTTAGGCTTAACAGTACCGTTAATAGCAAACTCGATTAATTCAGTACCAGGACCGCCAGCACGTTGGGTATACCAGTGCCAACCGCTTTCATCAGCACATTCAAACACTTGTTTACGAGCATCAGCGCCCCATGCACGAATATTAAACGTAGAAGTTGCAGTACCTTTACCCCAGCGAATTTGTCCAGCAGCTTCTAAATCACCGAAGAATTTAGTTTTAATCGCACCAGTTGCTAAAGTACGTTCAGTGGTGAAGTGTGCACCTTTGCTATCGTCAAGCTGTAAGATATTATCACGAGCGTTATTGCTATCGCCCCAATGGTTAAACCGGAAGTAGTCGCGAGAATTTAATCGACCAGCATCAAAGGTTAACATTCCTTTACCGACGTAAATATCACCAGCAAATCGAGCAGCACGGCTATCTCGTTCGAGAACTAATGCACCCTCGTTACCATCACCACCTAAAGTAACTTTACCAGTCGTCAAATCGTAAATGAATGGTCGGTTGCCGTTCCAGCCACCAAATTTATCATTTTCGGCAGTTGAAAGAAGATAAACTTTACCACCATCATTACGCCAGAATGCACCGTAGTTACCGTAAATCATACGGAATGCATCACTGTTAGCAGCTACATATTGTCCGTTTGAGTAAACAATTTTTGTTTTACCAGTGGATAATGAAACTTGACCGTTCTCATCCAGTCTTACAGAGTTATTACCTTCCGTTAATTCATTTACTAACTGTACAGTGTTAGTAGTACCATCACCATAACCTAGATAACCCTGACGACGATTAGCACCAGAACGATAATCAAAGAATTCGATATAGTTACTTTGCCCGTCGCGGCGTTCCATTCTAATAGCGTTATTACCCTTAACAAAAAGGCGGTTTACAGTAACACCATTAAAATCAATTTTTAATTGATCCGCTGTATCAGTAACACCAGTAGCTAAACGATAGACACTACCTTCAACAACTTCATGCCAAATTGTTTCGGCTGATTTGCTACGGAATTTACGAAGATATTTTTTATTTGTATCAGTTGAGTTATTCAGACTGATAATATCATATGTTCCTTGACCGTTATTATCGAACATCAACGTTCCGGCTTTGTTTTCGGTGTTGAACATCGTAATAACACGAGCATCAGTAACACCAACAGAAGGTTTAACGAGAGTTAATTCAGGAACATCATGTACTGTTAACGAAACATCACTAGTTTTACCATATTCGACAATAACGTTATCGGTATAACGACCGTAGTTTACGTAAATGTCGTAGTTATCACCGGAAGTATTAACCGCAAATACTTGATGGACATTCAAAGAATTTCGACGATAAGCAGCAATACTAACGCCTTTCGGGTTATTGTTACCGGAACGGATAACAATTTCTACAAAATCAACCTGATCATAGGAGTTAACGTTATAGCCGTTACCACCGAAGATACGAAGCATTACCATTCGACCATTCTGTGGGATCGTGGCGGTTGCAATCTTGAAGTATCCACGAGAAGCATCACCAGACGGAACAGACATTTTCACGTTCTTGATGAACATCTGGTCAACTGCGGCCTTGCTATACACACCCAATTCATCAGGAGTCGGCTTATCACCTTCATGGTACATGCGATAGCTGAATCTCTTGTTACCGTCCTTATCAAAGCCATAGGTTTTAACCTGAGATGAGCTAGACCCATAATGGAACTCAAAGCCGCGACCGTGTGCTTTACCGCCAGAATGAGGAATGTTAAGGATTAAGTTACCCCAGCCTTCGGCATTGTTCGGACGAAACGCACCAAAATAATCAAGGTTACGAGCACCAGCATCATCAAAATAGTTAGCGGTCTTGCTTAACAGATAGCCATGATGATAAGTGTTGGTATTCTTCTTGATGTAAAGAGCATCGTTGCTACCTTCAATACCATCAATTCGACGGTTAGCGGCTGCAATCGCTGCATCTGCATCGGTCTTGTTTTTGTCTACCTTCGCGTTAATGGCGGTATGATTGCTATTAACAGTGTTGGTTAAGTTGGTGATCTTCGTATCAGCGTCTTTCTTGTTATTCGCTACCGTAGTTTCAATGGCTGATTTGTTAGCCGCAACGGTACTCGTTAAGCTGGAGATCTTAGAATCAGCATCAGACTTGTTAGCTGTAACGGTTTTGGTCATATTGCTAACATTGGTGTTGGTGGCATCAACACGGCTATTGATCGCGGTGTTATTGTCATTAACCGTAGTGGTTAAAGCTGAGATTTTATTGTCCGCGTCTCGTTTGTTATTCGCTACGGTAGTTTCAATAGCTGATTTGTTTGCCGCAACAGTGTTAGTTAAAGTGGTATGTTTGCTGTCAGCGTCGGTTTTATTTGCCGTAACTGTCTGGGTTAAGTTACTAACATTGGTGTTAGTAGCATCAATGCGCTTATTGGTTGCTGTATCTTTCGTGTTAATAGTGTTATTCAGTTCAGATTTAGCGGTAGCCAGAGCGTTAGCAGCTTCGGTTTTATTTGCCGCAATAACACGATCCGTGTTGGTTTTGTTTGTGTCTACTTTAGTGTTAAGTTCAGCGTGTTTTTCTGGGGAAACGCTGATTTGAACTACTGCGTTATTTTTGTCTTTCGTGTAAATTACGTGGTCGGCAAGGTTAATAGCTACCTCACCCTGTGCCAGTTGTTCCGGCGTTGGCTTTTTACCAGCCGTCTGTGTGCGTTTAAATTGGATTGATTGCATCTAATCACCTCACATAAAACAGGAATAAGGGAGGCGTTAACCTCCCCGCGTCATGTTTTATTTAGAGAAGTGATCAGTATTCCCCGAAGTCGATTCGGTCTGTCTTAGCAACCGCATTAATTTCGGCTGGCGTAGGCTTCTCATTTGTTGTATAGACTTTAATCCATTCAGATTTTCCGTTGTCCTGAATATTTCGTACCCGCAAACGTGGAGCACCGGAAGTATTACAAGTTAATTGCCATGCGCCATGCTCATTAGCTTGAAGATGAATTAACGATGTATCAGCACCATAAGGATTAGTGCTAGCCGTTCCTTTGTAGGTTACGAAGCGGTTTCCTGTCAGAGATTCACTATCAATAGGACCACTGAAAGGATTTACACCAGCGCCCAGACCAAAATCACCCTGACGTAAGATACGGCCTTCGGTAGCAATACCCCTTGCAAGAATCCCGCCATCTGGTTCTAGTTTGAATTCCATAGTTACAGCTTTGTTATCACCACCACGAGTTTTATGGCTAGTGACATAAGCATCATAGATGACATAGTAACCAGTGTTAGCAGCACTATAGCCAGAGTTAACGACATAGAACATTCTAAAGCGTAAAGGTGTTTTATCCTCTACGGCTTTCATCAACATTGCTTGGTGTTCATCGTCAAGAACACGGTTTACTGTGAGCGTAGTCGGTTCAAGTTTGCGATAGCCAGCCAGCTTACCAGTCGCATCATGATCATACTCTTCGTAAGTCTCGATCTCGGTTGATTCTGTTAGCGTAGGAAAGGCTGCGATGTTCTCCATACCACTAAAGCTAGGATCGAAAAAGTCGACCTGATTGTCTAGCTGGTTAGAGATCGACACTTCAACATGCGATCCCGTAAAAATATCTAAGTTATCATGCGTAATATTCATTATTACCCCTTAAAAACGCGCTAGATAAGAAAATTTAAGGCTAAGTGTCCCAACGATACCCCCATCACTAGAATCATCGTCATAATCGGTATTAGAAGCGACTGGAGTTATATCTGAAATGGAGAAGCCCAAATCTTTAAAACGTGGGTTATCTGGCTGAATCTGGATTATCTGGCAAATACCCTCATGAATTTTGGTTTCATGAATCTGAGAATATAATTGCATTTCGATAACGCATTCAGCTTGCATTGCATTACCACCACGGACCCTAGTGTAAGTCTCATTCATTCCGGTAATCCAACACACCACGTCATCGCTAAAACCAGTTTGAGTTTGTTCTACGTTTAAAGCCAGACCTAGATCTTGTTCGATAATATCCTGTAAAGCACGTTTAATCTTAAGACGTGGCATATTATTAACGGTAGCGAGCATGAGCACCCCCTGCTAAAGTGATAAAGCAATCACTGGTATTGTCACCATTGCGCTTAATGTATTGAACTTTGAAACGCTGATTTTCTACAATGACAATATCACCTTGCTTTAAATCTCCCTCACGACAGAATAAGAATTCTGATTCTGTCCATACCCCTTGCTCGTCGGTAGTGGTAATTTCATGGTAAGCACGAATTGATTTACCACCTTCCACGACAAAAACAGGAGCACTTCGGAACATTCTTGATAATTGTGATTCGGTTAATTTGAACATAGTTACCCCCTTTTATGGAGTATTTACATACAAAAAAGCCCCACCGTTAGGCAGGGCTAATTATTATTTTGCTTTCGGTGGACGTCCCACCTTTTTAGCTGTGGCTTTCGCCGTAACTACCGGAATTTCTTCCGGCAATTCTTCGTTATTTCATTCAGCGGAGATGTGAAGAACTTTCAGAGCTTCCGGCTGTGCTACAACGTAGTCCAAATCTACAAAGATACGAGGCACTACCGCACCACGATCCCTATATGTAGTTAGATCCATGTCGAGTTCCAGACCTCCCCACTCACCGATAGTAATACCGGAGAAGTCACCCAGAACGATGTGGTCTGCCGGGATAACGCCAGAAGTAACTACTTCGTAACCAGCCAGTTTGCCGTTTTCGATGATATAACCGGAAACGCCGTTATCTTTCAGGGTAGATTCCAGTTCAGCAGCAGTTGCACCGCTCATCGCAAACTTGATCGCCTGAGCAGGAACGCCAGCGTCGGTCAGTGCTGCAATTTCTTTCAGGAAGTCTTTGTAAGAGAAAGCAGCTTTCTTGGTAACGCGGCTAGCGTCTACCAGTTGCTTAACCAGACCAGCCGGACCACGGTCGTTAGCTTTATCAGACAGAATCAGTTGTTCCAGTTTGATGCGAACAGCTTTGTTAATGTGATCAGTGATCAGGGAAGCGATGCCGGGTACGGTTTTCAGCGACTGACGGCTGATCGGGTTGCCACCAGCAAAAGTTTTCGGAGACAGTTTCACGTTCGCAAATTCAGCTTTGCTTTCCGGTGCAGCACCGTTTTCATCAACGAAGCCGAAAGCGTCAACGCTGGATTTAGTCATTTTTGGAATAGCGGTCGGGGAGTTCAAGCCACTGTAAACAGTCACACCCAGACGACCCAGAACAGATTCCGGCATCAGCATTTCGATGTAGGATTCAGTCATCAGTTTTTCGTCAGTGATAGCGGTCAGGTCGGCTTTGGTGTTACCAGCAGAAGCAGCACGCATAGCAGCAGCCGGAACGAATACAGAGCCACCGCGAGCAGCACGACCACGCTGCATTGCAGCACCAGCAGCCATAGCGGAATATTCAGCTTCGTTAGCACCCAGAGCAGCACCATCTACCAGAGAGCGAATTACGTTGTTCAGGTCAAAAGTTTTTTCCATTTTAGAGTCCTTAATTTGTTCGTTATTACGTTGAGCATTGACGAGATTATTTAGTGCCTTAGTGCGGAATGCTTCCGGCGTCATGTCTTTAATTGCCAATGCGCGTTTCAATTCTTCGTCGTCAATATTTAGTTCCCGCGCGATTGCTCGGATTTCTTCTTCGTCTTCTTCGGAACGTTCAGCCACTTCTTCGGTTTTTTCTTCTTCAACCGGAGCGGCTTCACGTTCTTCTTTTACTTCTTCTTCCCGAACAGTTGAACTATCATCATCAACACTTTCAGGATGTTTAGCGTCTTTTCCGTCTTCGAGATTTTCATCTTCTTTATTCTCTTCAACTTGGCGCTCTTGAGTTTCTTCAACTTTCGGTTCTTTATTTTCTTCTACCGGAGTTTCTTCAACCTGAGCGGGTTCTTGTTCTTCTTTGATTTCTTCGATTTGTTCTTTAGTCATATCGCGTTTAGCCCCCAAATTAACTGTGATAGTATTTAGAGAGCGATTTAAACCGACCGAATCATCGGCAGGGACCGTGACCCACGAAATTTCGTGAGGAATCCATTTAGAAACAATGAGTTGCGATTTAGCGTAGTCGATGTGATATTCTTTAATGTCATAACCGACAGAAATTTTTTCCATCGTACCTTCAATGACTTTATTACGAATATCATTAGCCAAAGTCCCATGCTTAGAGAATTTAACCAGAGCACGGCCTACGTTATCCGCATCGATTCGAGCGTTACAAACGACACCAATGTGATTATCGAAATTATGATTGAACAGCAACGGAGCGTTATTATTCAGACGAGACAGATCAACCGCTTCCGGTGTATGTACCAGAATTTCATCTAATACCACCATTTCTTGATTTTGCTCATCCCAAAATTGGCGCTGATAAGGCTGTGTACTTGAGAAAGCAATTTCAAACTCGTATTGATCGTTATGCCCTTCGTTAATAACTCCACCGTAACCGTTAAGATCGCGGCGAAATTTAAGCATTTAATCACCTTTAATTAATTGGGGGCATTGCGCCCCCGTTGGTTATTAGGGATCGGTTTGAGAAGGGTTATCCTTGCTCTCACCATCAACGATAATATTTAGTGCGCTCTTTTCGGCTTGAATCTCTGAGAATACTTTTTCAGGATCATCACCACGTTCAAGAATAACAGCAGTACGTGATTTAAGACCATTTTGAATTAAAGCAATCTCGGCGTTTACGTCTTTAATAGGATCGACGGATTCAAAACGCGGACGAATAATAGTAGTGTTATCGATAATATGAGGAATTGCAGTAATACGAATCGGAACAATACCACGCGCGGAATAATGGCGTAGATATGCTTCGAAAATTGGCAATACCACTGTTTCAATTAATTTGTTTTGCAGTGCTTTAATGCGGTTACGCTGAGTTAATTCACCAAAACGTGCGGCTGAGTAGTTGATCTGTGAACAATCTCCTGTTAAGCCCTGTTTGAACACGCCTAAGCCCATTGATACGCTAGTGAACATCGCATCATTGAAGCTGTTAAAGTCATCGCCATTTTGCGATGATTGAATGCTCTTGATTGTTGCCCCTTCCGGCAATTCCTGAATAGTACCCGGTGCAAAGTCCTGTACTACTTCCGGCGCTTGATATTGTTCATCCTCTTCACCAGTATCAAAATCGTCACCAGAATCTTTAGGACGTTCGATAAAGCCCATAGAACTAGCCGCAATACGTTTCTGGACGATCGCGGTTTCGCGGAACGCTTCTTGATGCGCAATATCCTTAATCACTGGCAGGAAGTCAGTCACACCACGTAAACTTTCCGCGCACAGTGGCTGGTAGTAGTGGCACACCTGAGAAGCATCTACGCGATAATTTTCGCCAGTGTAGGTCTGAGTCAGTAGATTGATTTTTCTAAACCAGTATGCTACAGGGCGCATTGTGTCTACGTCATACTCAATCCCCTGATAGATCGCACGTTCTTTGCTTATTTCACGACTAAGCGACCAGTCGCACCTATCAGCAGACAGAATAGAAACTTGTAACTCATTGTTCTCTTTGGTTAAAACGATGAAGCATTCTCCACCCTGAACACGTTCAGATTCTGCCATTGCCAGCATTTCACGGAAGTTAAAGCGACCGTTGCGAGAGAAGCGTTTAGCACTCTGCGCCCACTTCCAGAAAGCATTCTCGATCTGCTTATTCAGTGCGGTGTCAAGTTTGCCATTTGATTTAACGATTGATGGTTTCGGATCAAGCCCCGTACCAACAACTTGGTCAACGATATACTGCTTGTATCGCTTACCTACAGCATTGTTTATAGCCAGAGTACGACCCTGATCATAAAGGCGCTTACCGTTCGATTTGAGAGCCTTATTGAAGGTTCCTGTAATGGTGTCTTGTTGAAGCTGTCCATCAATGCGATCACCGACTAAGCCCAAAGAACGCTTAGACAAATCTTTCTGGAATTTTTCTACTTGTTTGTCGATAAAGATTTTTTGTTGTTGCTGGCGGTGATTAGTTTTAACTGGAGTTTCTACCGCCTTTTTGCGTCGAAAAAGATTAAACATGATTTACCCCTTATCGCGTAAGACGTAATTTGATATTTTTAATAGGGCTAATTCCCTGTTTACGTCGTTCGGCTTGAATTACTTTAGATAACTGACGTTCATAATCGACTTTTAGAGTCTGGAGAACACCCAATGACTCATAGGCGAAAGTATTCCCTTTCACGGTCATTGCAGATAATGCGGCTTCGTCCCCAGATAAACGGGCGAAAATAACTTGCTCGATTAAGGCGATAGTTTCCCGCAGATACTGTTTTTTGGATTGTTTGGCAAAGACTGGTAAAACAGTTAATTCCTGCATTGATACCAGTTCTTCATCAAAAGTTATTACGATGGTATATTTACCCTCGGCAAAATCTAAGGTTTTAATCTCGTGATTAGCCGGAGAATCATCAACCTGATAAATGATACCTTTATTATTATTTCCTACCTGAATTGTTACACCCTCTTCATTCGCCAGCGTGATTTTTTCGCCTTTACGAATTACTAAGGGAATTAGTTCTAAACTCATAATTACCCCTTATTTAATTGTTATTGGATTAACAATATTTAGGAGTAAGCCGCCCCGAAGGACGGCGAGTTATTAGAACGATGTTACCCAGCTACGGCCTCTATTTGGGCGTCTGGCGATGTTTTTACGTTGTGGTCGTGTGATTGGCTTATTTTCTTCGATTTGCTCGTCAGATTGCGATTTAGGAGCTTTTACGGGTTCTTCGACAACACGGTTTAAGCTGTCTTTCATTGCGATGAGTTTATCCCATGACATTTTTGAAAGGACGTAGCGAGAAGCCGCTGTAGCATACACGGCGCAGTCGAGCGCCTCGTTCCTAACGCCTGGGTTCTTTACCCATCTCACGCCAGTAGTAGTACGCTTGACAGATTCACTTAAAAGCTGATCGAGATAATCATCAGGAACGGTGTCTGATATTTCTAAGCCAATATGAGGATTATCTTTCAGGTTCCTAGCCAACATTTCACGAAATGCAGTTTTACCCACATTAACACCCAACATAAGCAATTCATGACCACCTGTGCGGGTAGGTTTAACCGGAATGATCGGAGCGTTACCAGCAGAACTACCTTTGATAGCGTGTAAGTTCTTCCACTTGCCGCAAATACGGTATCCAGCTTGAGTGAATCGACCGTTCGATGTATCAAGGAAGCTGGCGAGCATAGGAACACGATCACCCGATACAGTAGTAAATCTGGTTTTATGGAAGTTGATTAATCTATCCCATACAGGGGATTCATATCGTTCACAGTTATGATCGTAAAAGCTGCGGTGATCCAGAATATAAATCTTATCCTTTGCCACGCCCATGATTGTAGTTTCTGCGCGATCTAATTGCTGGTCAGTACCCGCACACAAGAAAATCACGTCATCAGGGATATTCTCGATAGAAACATCTGTTTTGAGTTGTTCCAGTTCATTTGCTTCTACTGCCGTGTCCTGATCGTCGTATACCTTGCCTAACACGGTGTTATAAAATGATTGTAAATCAAAGGATTGCCACGCATGACTAAAATCAACCACACAAGCGCGGATCGTGCTGAAAGGTGAATACAGACGGCTGATCCAGAATCCTGCTACTTCACTTTCACGGGTTGCTCTCCACTCGCCTTGTGCTACTGCCCTGATTCGTTCCCCTTCGGTCCATGCGTTCTTACAGTGGGGGCAAATATAACGAGCGGTATCAGGATCGGGTAAGTTCTTACCATCGATGTTACGCCATTCAAACTGTACGTTTTCCCACTCGATCACCTGGTGTCTACCGCAATGAGGACACGGAACAAAAAACATACGCATATCACTTGATAACCATTGCTGGTTAATGCTTCCGAGCTTACTGGTCGGGGTACTGGATACGACTAATCGGCCTTCATCGCCAAAGGTAGTTAAACGGTTAGCAGCCAGTGCCACCGGATCACCTTCTTCTGAGGCTGTAGCAGCATCGATTTCGTCAAGCAATCCAACCTTTGCGGTCTTACCGCGTAGGGTTGATGGACTAGTAAGCGATACCATATAAAGGAAGTGGTTTGATTTGAGCTGGAGCTGATTGTTGTTATTAACAGAATTGCGATCATTCTTGTCTGTAACCACGTCTTTTAATGCATCACATGCTTCGATAGACGGTCGGATCTTACCCGCGAGATATTGAGACATTTCTTTAGCGGTTGATTGTCCGATAATCATATTGCATGGATCGTTAGCCATCTGGTTAAACAGGATGCCGTTCAAGATGGTAGTCTTTCCGATCTGCGCACTGGTCATCAGAACATACTTTTTCTTGTTCTCAAGGAAAGGAGCATCAATCATACCTTTCTGGAATGACAGCAATTTAACTTTATCCCCAGCTTGAGGACCATCTACCAGCACCATATTCGCTTCGCACCATTCAGAAGGAAGGAGCTTAGGCGGTGGCGTAATATATTTGGCTGCATTTTTGAGAATCTTTTTTAATTTGGCCTTATTTGAAATCAGTTTCATGTAATTACCCTCATTACGAAATATGAAGGTATTTATTAAATTGTTGATATTTTGATAAATACGGGTATTAATTAAAGGGGGTTGTATGCTAATTAATCAACAACAAAGAGATGAATTAGAATTAGCCTTGTCTTGTACCGATCATGAATATCGTTTGCCAGTTAAGCATAAGCATTTAAAAACCGACTACACTACATCTGGCTTTAGTCGTGAGGAAGCGAAAGAGATTTTAATAGAGTTTTACCGCGATAATGGTTATACAGACGTTCACAACTTCTTTAAGAAGCATAGAACATCACATACAGAGTTTCGGAGAGTCCGAGATTGGTTTGATTTTGATATCAAGCGTTATTATCGAGTGGATGACGGTCCTATCTATCGGTTGCAGTGGACACCGATCAGGGAAGTGTTGAAACAGAAGAGATTGAATCACGCCATTACACGCTATCGTAACGAGGCTTTCAAGAAAGGCTATGGTGATACAAGGGAACTATTCGTTGAACTCGCTAACGTGAAATATAGCCACTATTACAACGATCCTACAGGGTTCTTCGAAGTGCTTCGCAAGGTTGATATTAGTCGGGGTACATATTATTCACGGCTGAGGAAGTACGGGATTAAGGTAGAGTTCTTTATGTCGGTTGACGACTCACCCATGTTCAAGATAAAATCTAAGTCCTCTAAATAATATTGAGAAATCACTATTGTTTGGAGGAAACTACTATGACTACTAAAGCTACTCGCGGTCGCCCTGCCCGTTTTAACGCTGAACAGATGGCTGATATTGCCTACGCTTACTATACAGCGGATCGTGGTAAGGAAGCGAAAGAACAGATTCTTAGTGAACATGGGATCTCAATCGCCCAATTCTATAAGAATATGAAGAAGTTAGACATTAAATTCTATGTTCAGATCGGTGATGGTCAGATCGTAGAAGCAACAGGTTTTTGAGTTTTGATTCTCTTTGCCACTCTTCGGAGTGGCTTTTTTGTATGTAAAACAATCGGCGCAAAACTGCGCTCATTTCTAAGTTGAGTCCAAATCTGGACTGATCTATAGATGCATCCAAATCTGGAGGGATGCGCTTAAAGTTCAGCGCATCTACAGATACAAAAAAGCCCCTGAAATTCAGGGGCAAAAATTATTACAGTCCGAAGACTTCCAGAGAGCCAGCATTCTGACGAATCAGCAAAGCAGTGTTATTAATGATTGCTCGTGAGTTGTTCGGCTGTGGCAATTTCAAAGTTGCGGCCTTTTCTTCTTCAAGCAATCCGAGTTTTACGAGATGCGGGATAGCATCAGCAGTGAACTCGATCTGACCGTGTGCCGACATACGAGCGAACATATAGCCAGGAGGAAGCAGATCATAGCCTTTAGGCTTACCAGAAGCATCCAGACGACGCTCAAGAACACCAGCAGCACATAAACCTTTCAGAATCATTTGTACCGTCGTAGAGCCTCGTTTTTCGCCTAATAAGCGGCTAAGACTGTGTGTGTCGATAGCTTTACGAACATGCAATTCAACCAGTTGTTTCTTTTCTTGAATCAGTTGTTCGTTTGCGGCTTCCAATTCCATTGCCTCACGAATCCAGTCGAGCTTAGTCATGTTTGCGTAAGGGTTGATTTGCTGAGAACGCAGTTTTTCATTTTCTTCTTTCAGTCGCTTCCATTCCTGAATAACAACCATTCGACGCTTAACATCGTAACCAGTGACAAGAGTCAGCGTCATTTCTTCGTCTAAGTGATATTCGGTTTGTTCACGTCCACACTGATCAAGATAGGTGCGCTCAAAACTGAGCACATCTAATTCCAGAGCATCGAGCATGGATTTAATATCACGTTTAACGTTTTTGTGTTCTTTTCCGGTAAATTCAGCGATCTGACGAGAAGACATGGTCAGCGGTTTGGTGTTATCAACAACCAGAGACACGGAAGCAGTTTTAGCAGTATTCATAACGGTAACAGTATTCATAGTATTAATTCCCCTTAAACGGTTTAATGATTTGGTCCTCCTAGTTCCGGCAGCATCACCGGAACAATTTTATTTATAATAGAAATTTATTACCAATCGATTTCTACTTGGTCTTCTTCATAATAAGGAATCGCATATTCATAACGCCAGTTTTCGATGATTTCACGTTCTTCATTAGTAAGAAGGTGATTGCTAACTGGAGTCGCATTGTGATTACCAGCTTCGAATTGTTCGCGAACTTCCAGCATTGCATGAATACCAGTTAAGGACATCAGATCAAACGGAACATGCATACTACGGGAGATTGTTTCACGGGATACGCCCCAATCATTTTCTACATGGCTAGGGCTTACAGAAACGGTTTTGCCGGAGATTTTAACAGTCCAGTCATACAGGGATTTAGTGATGGTAAATTCTTTCATGTTACATCCTCTTTACAAATCTAGGTCAAATAGGTTCAAAATTGTCAAGTGCAATAATCATAAAAAAGTCAGAAAATTTTGTCAACACCCCTTGACAAGACGCCAAAGGGTTGACCTAACTTACAGCATATCTAAGCCTTCATCGTAACCGTAGAAGCCATTCTGAGAAGAGAAACAGATTGGCGCGTAGTCGTCGTCATCTTCGTCTTGTTCATCTCGTTCTGGGGCTTCCTGAGCGGGTTGTTTACCATAATCAGCCATAATCTGGTCAAGATCGGCGATCCCATAGTAAGAGCCTAAATCAACGTCATATTCACGAACATCAAACGGCAGGTCATCACGAACAATAATTGCCGGAATGTTGTTGTATTGTTCACGACCTTCATCAGTAAAGCAGTCTACGATCACCGTAGGGCGACCATTACGTTTAAGAGCATAGAAAGCAGTTGAGAAATTGGAGTCTTCGGAATGACGAATGATGTTATAACCACGATTAGCGAAAACATGCATCATAGCCAGATTATCATCATGGTTCAGACCCAGAAGAATGAAAGGAGTTTTAGTATTGATCATAGTGGAAATCCTCTAAAAAAGTGAATCAAAGTAAGTTCACTATTATTTATAACGAGAAATTTTTGTCTAATTTGAAAGGAATTGGTATTCAGTCGGCTTCGCCTCCTTCATAGATTTTGATTAAATCATCATCAAAACGAAGAAGTATCTTTAGAATATAAGAATCTTTCTTTTGGAGAAATAATAATCAGGAAGCAATTTAGCAACCGAAGGTTGCAATCCCGAAGGGATACCAATACCTTTCATGATCATTAAAGTGATCTAGAATCATCTAGTAACCAGTTAACTACTATTATCTTCAAAGTGATTATTACTATCTTTCTAGAATCAGTTAGTAACTAATTTAAAATCCCTTTCAAGAAAATCCTTTCAGAAGTGATTCTCGATGCCACGCAGTGGCGTCGCAGACGTTTGAGAGTGAGCGAAGCGAGCGAGCAAACTAGTTAATTCCTTCTAAGACCATCTAGTATCATCTAGTTTAAATTAGTGTTACTAGAAGTAATTGGTTAGCGCTTCGCGCAGTCGGGCTACGCCCTCCTAATATCTTTTTGGTTATTTGTTGTTTTTGGTTTTACACATGAGCGTAGCGAATGTGTTATATAATATCTATGCACGCCCGATCCCCCGTTTTTGCCCCTCACTAAGT